CTGGCTCAAGACCTCAAGGCTATCCACGGTCTAAACGCAGAAGCAGAACTTGCTAACATTCTCTCAACTGAAATCCTTGCGGAAATCAACAGAGAAGTTATTCGTACAATCTACAAGATTGCCGAGCAAGGCGCTGCTATTAATACTGCAACCGCTGGTATCTTTGACCTTGACGTTGACTCCAACGGTCGTTGGTCTGTTGAGAAGTTCAAGGGTCTTCTTTTCCAAATTGAGCGCGATGCTAACGCAATCGCACAAAGAACTCGTCGTGGAAAGGGCAACATGATCCTCTGCTCTGCCGACGTTGCTTCTGCACTCACCATGGCAGGTGTTCTTGATTACACCCCTGCTCTTAACGCTAATCTTAACGTTGATGACACCGGAAGCACCTTCGCTGGTGTTCTCCAAGGCAAGTATAAGGTCTATATTGATCCTTATTCTGCAAACGTATCTGCTAACCAGTACTACGTTGTAGGTTATAAGGGTTCTTCACCTTATGATGCTGGTCTCTTCTATTGTCCTTATGTTCCTCTCCAAATGGTTCGTGCCGTTGGTGAGAACAGCTTCCAACCAAAAATTGGATTCAAGACTCGTTACGGAATCGTTGCTAACCCATTTGCTGAAGGCACCGCTCAAGGTTCAGGTCGTCTTCTTGCTAATGCTAACCGTTACTACCGTCGTGTACGTGTTGACAATTTAATGTAAGTCTTTCTCGCATCTCTTTTACAAGGGACCCCAATATGGGGTCCTTTTTTTATGAAAATAAATAGAAATAAAAATGTCCCAAACTCCTTGGTCTAAGCAATTATCAAATAGAAATTTTTTATCTCCAGTTGGATTCAAATTTTCTGTCACAAAATTGCCAAAAGTAGACTTCTTTTCAAATACAGCAGAAATTCCAGGAATTAATCTTGGTGTTGCGATGCAACCAACATACCTCAAAGACATTCCAGTTCCAGGTGATAAAATATCTTATGATGATTTTTCTTTAGAATTTTTTATAGATGAAAATTTGGAAAACTATCTTGAAGTTCATAAGTGGTTAAGGGGACTTGGATATCCATATAGTATTCAAGAATTTATAGATTTAAAATCTAATGATGAGTATTTGCCAGATAATGCTGCTAAAAATTCATATAATGAATACTCCGATGCTACTTTATTCATCTACAATAGTAATTTTAATATTATATCACAAGTTCATTTTAAAGACTTATTTCCAATAAGTTTATCTACCGTTCAATTTAATTCAAAGGAATCTGACATCAATTATGTGACTGCAAGCGTCCAATTTAAGTATTCTATATATGATATAGTTGTTTTATGATTTATGAATCTTGATGAAATTCAATCGTTATGGGAAGAAGACGCAAAAATAGACCCGGACAATTTACACGAAGAATCTATTAAAATTCCTTCACTTCACGCAAAATATTATAAAATTTATAACAATATTCTTCTTCTCAAAAAATTAGAAGAAAACAAATTCAAAATATTAAAAAAAGAAAAATGGATGTACTTTTCCGGAAAATCAGACCCAGAAATTTATATAAAAAATCCATTTGATTATAAGGTATTGAGACAGGATATAGATAAGTATATGGATGCCGATGAGGACATTTTAAAATCCATATCCAAAATGGAGTATTATCAAACAATGTTAAGTTATTTGGATAGTATTCTAAAAACAATAATGAATAGGTCTTATCAAATTAAAAATAGTATTGAATATATGAGGTTTACTGCAGGTTATGGTTGATTTAATTATACAAAAAAAGAATGAAATTTATCTAAAGATAGAAGCAGATCCGCATATACATCAAGAGTTATTTGATTATTTCACTTTTGAAGTTCCTGGCGCAAAATTTATGCCTCAGTACAGAAACAAATACTGGGATGGAAAAATTCATTTATATAGCAATCACACTGGAGAAATTTATGCTGGACTACTTGATAAAGTTGTATCTTGGGCAAAAAAATCTGATTACAAAGTAGAGTTCAAACATAATAAATTCTACGGAGATCCATTTGAAGAAAATGAAAATATATCCAAAGAAGGTGTAAAGGATTACATCAATTCAATTTGTAAGTATTCGCCAAGAGATTATCAAATTGATGGAGTTTATGATGCTTTGAAATATAATCGTAAACTTTTAATCTCTCCAACTGGAAGTGGAAAGAGTTTGATGATTTATTCTTTGGTTCGTTATTATACAGACAAAGATTTGAATACTTTGATTATTGTTCCAACTACTTCTCTTGTAAGTCAAATCTATAAAGATTTTGAAGATTATGGGTGGGATGTGAATGAGAACTGTCATCAAATTTACTCAGGAAAAGAAAAACAAACAGATAAAAGTGTAACCATTTCAACTTGGCAAAGTCTTTATAAAATGGATAGAAAGTTCTTTAATACTTTTGATACTGTTATCATAGATGAGTGCCATCTTGCCCGTAGCAAGTCTATTACAGGCATTATGACAAAGATGGATAACACCAAATACAGATATGGGTTCACGGGCACTCTAGATGGGTCTCAGACGCATAAATGGGTTCTTGAAGGATTGTTTGGTCCTTCTTACAAAGTCACACACACAAAAGAACTCATAGAAAAGGGTCATCTATCAAAATTAGATATTAAAGTTCTTTTGTTGAAGCACAACCCACAAAAATTTGATGAATATGAAGAAGAAATTCAGTATTTGATTACCCACGAAAAAAGAAATAAATTTATCAAAAATCTGACTTTGGATCTAAAAGGAAATAGTTTAGTTCTTTTTAATCGTGTGGAAACTCACGGACAACCTCTCTATGAACTCATAAATAGTTCAGCATCAGATGAAAGAAAAATATTTTTTGTTCATGGTGGAGTGGATGCTGAAGAGAGAGAACAAGTAAGAGCAATTACCGAAAAAGAAAATAATGCAATTATTGTTGCATCTTATGGCACATTCTCTACTGGAATTAATATTAAAAACCTGCACAATGTTGTCTTTGCTTCTCCCTCAAAATCTAGAGTTAGAAATTTACAATCAATTGGTAGAGTTCTAAGGACAAGTGAAAGTAAGACAAAAGCAATATTATATGATATAGCAGATGATACTACTTACAAATCAAAGAAAAATTATACATTGAATCATCTTGTAGAAAGAATTCGAATTTATAATGAAGAAAAATTTAATTATGAAATTATTCAAATAGACTTTAAAAATTAAAATGTACGAAGAAGAATTTTACGCAGCTATAAAAATGGTGTCCGGAGAAGAAGTTTTCTCAAAAGTTTGTCCTTGTGAAGAAGAAGATAGAACTATCTTAATTTTAGACAATCCAGTTGTAATGGAAACTATTACCATGAAACAACTTGGAATGACCGCACTTAAAGTTGTTCCTTGGATGAAACTTACAGATGACACAATGTTTATTGTGGATATGAAAAAAATTATCACTATGACGGAAGTAAATGAATCTTCAATCATTAAAGTATATGAAAAATATATTAAAGATGTAAATAAAAAAACTAATAAATCAAAAATAAGTCCTAATATGGGATATATTTCTTCCATTTCTGAAGCTAGAATATCTTTGGAAAAAGTTTATAAATCATCTAATACTTAAAGATATAACTTATCTATCAACCCTAACAGAGTGATTCTAACTGTTACCAAAACTAATGTCAAGTCTTTACAGATAAAGAAATATTATGGTATAATAGAGATAAATCAAAATTCATAAAATAATGAAAGAAAGAAAAAATCCACATTATGTAAATAATAAAGATTTTCATGATGCCTTAATTGTATACAAAATGAAAATTGATATTGCAAAGGAAAAATATTTCCAAAAATATGATAAGTATCCTCCAAACAATGGACCCTGGGAAGGAAAACCAAGAATACCAAATTATTTGGGAGATTGCTTTTTAAAAATTGCTACACACCTTTCATATCGTCCGAACTTTGTAAATTATATGTTCCGCGAAGATATGATAAGTGATGGAGTGGAAAATGCAGTTCAATACATTCATAATTTTGATGTAGAAAGAACTAATCCATTTGCTTACTTTACTCAGATTGTTTATTATGCGTTTCTTCGCAGAATTCAAAGGGAAAAGAGACAAATGGAAATTAAAGATAAACTAATTGAACGTAGTGGATTTGAAGAAGTGTTTACATCAGATGAAAGTGGTTTTAATTCTGATTACAATACAATTAAAGATA